GGCGATCCACAGGATTGATCCCGTCAGGACCGCACCCATCACCAGCAAGATGATCGTGCAATATTGTGACATCCGCACCTCCCTGTTTGCCAATTGGATCTGTAATAGCAAACGCGGGGGGCGGGGGGCAAGGTCAAAATACCGACTGTGCTATTTTAACACACCACGGCTCCCTACAGCAAGTGACAGCAACTACTTGCGCTTCTCCTGCTCGACCTCCACCTGAATTCGGCGGAGTACGGCCTTGCAGTGGACCCACATCCGGGGGCTCATGCGATAACGGGTGCTGACGGCCCGGGAGTCGTACCAGTCGGTCAGCTCTTCCAGGATGTGAAGCAGCTCCCTCCGCTGACGGAGGAGCCGCGCCCGGTCATGATCCGGGGAATTCTTCATCGGTTAGGATGTCCACCCGGCCGGACTCGTGAAACACGATCCAGTCCCCCGGGTTTCCCGAAAGCATCCGCTCCCCTTGCTTGAGTTGGATGTGCCGCTTCAGCTCCAGGGCGTTCACTTCCTCTTCCTTCAGCGTCATTTTCTCCACGCCATCTCCATTTCGTGCCGCAAACTCCTTGACAACATATGGTAGTTTACTCAATACCATATACTACACCTATGAGTACAGGAGCAAAGATGCTTTCTCCGACAGGTACGCGGCTTTTGGTGCGGCCCCTCCCCGAAGAACAGTGGCCCGAGGGCACCCTTCCTGAAACACCCGCCATCCACCTCCCCGACTCGGTGCGGAAGCAAACGCCGGATTGGGACTTCGGAACCATCGTGAGGACCGGCCCCGAGGTTTCCAGGGTGGAGAAAGATCAGATCGTCTTCTTCCAGTACCACGACAACCGGCCGAGCATCACCGGCCTGTCCATCGTGGAGGAGGGGGAGATCGCTGGGGTTTATGAACCGTGATTCAGCATACCTACGGCAAGAACACCTGGACCTACTACACGGAGGAAGAGGCCCAGGAGCGGGGGATTGAGTACGAGGCTGACTGGCGCAACGGTGTTGCCGGTGGTCACGTCCTCACCGATGACGGCTGGGTAGCCCCGGTTGTCCACAACGGCCGCGCCTCCCATGGCACTTACCCATGGGTGCGGATTCCAACCGGCACCTTCTTGGGATACCCCAAGGAGAAGATGACCTCCGAGGAGCGGGAAGACCGGCACAGCTTCCTGGGCAAGCGCACGGATTACAAGAATCCCCATAGGCGCTTGACCAAGAATGAGCGGCGGTTCGTCCTCTTCTTCCTGAAGACCTTTGACACGGTGCAAGCGTACTGGGAGGTCATCGAGAAGAAGAAGGATCGGACGTTGCCTGAAGCGGAGATGGAGCGCCGGGCCTACCGCTACGCAACACAAAGGGCCAATGTCCGGATGGCAATTGAGAAGGGCACTGAGCAGATCCTTGAGAAAGCTGGCCTGACCAAAGAGTGGTGGGCTAGGAAGCTCAAAGACACCGTGGAGTCCTCAGAGCGTCCCATAGACGCGCTGAAGGGCCTGGAACTTGGGGCAAAGGTACTCGGACTCACCTCAGGCGACAGCCAGGACAAGGGGCCGCATTTCTTCGGCATCGCCACCCGCGAAGTAGAGCTGGTGGCTGGAGAGAGGCGCGAACTCCTTGACGAGGCAAGAGAGGTGGGCGGCGGAACAAACGGAGGCAGCGGAGCTACTGTCCCGGATGAGGGAGGACATGGGGCTCTTCGGGAAGCTGATGTTTCCGAGGGTGCTGTCCAAGAAGATCCCGCCGTTTCACAACGAGATTTATAGCCTCCTCGCTAATCAGGAGGTCAAGAAGAGGGCCATCCTCGCTCCCCGTGGACACTCCAAGTCCACCTTGGGGAGCTTCGTCTATCCCATGTACAAGGCCCTCTTTAAGGACCCCGAGGAACCGCGCTTCATCGTGATTGTCTCGGAGTCCCAGGACCAGGCAGTCAACTTCCTCAGCAATATCAAGATGGCCTTAGAGGAGAATCCCCGGATTCGCTACTACTTCGGGGATCTGGTGGGGGACCTGTGGACGCAGGATGACATCATCCTGAAGAACAAGGTCCGCATCAAGGCCATCGGTACTCGCCAGCGTGTCCGAGGCATCAACTTCCTCTCCAAGCGTCCCACCGACATCATCCTGGATGACTTTGAGAGTGAGCTTAACTCGCTCACTCCGGAGAACCGTCACCGCAATATGGACTGGGTGGCTGGTGCCATCGAGCCCAGCCTGGATGACGATGGCGTCCTGACGTGCATCGGCACGATTGTCCATGAGGGCACCTACCTCAACGGTCTTCGCAAGGACCCGCGCTTTGAGGTCCTCTTTTACGAAGCGATCATGGATGGCGAGTCCATCTGGCCGGAGCGGTTCCCCAAGGAACGCATGGAGCAGATCCGCGAGAGCTACCGCGCTCGTGGCCTGATCCACATGTACTACCAGGAGTACTTTAACCAGCCGCGCAACCCCGAAGAGCAGGCGTTTAAACAGCAGGACATCCAGCACTATGACGGCGACATCACCGTCAAGGATGGCCAGTCCTACATCTCCCTGAATCAGCCGGACGGCACCACGAAAGAGAAGCCGGTCAACGTGTACTGCGGCGTTGACCTGGCTATCAGCTCCCGGGGTGACTTCAGCGTCATCGTTCCTCTCGCCGTGGACGCGGACGAGAACCTCTACGTTGGCGACTACTTCCGCAAGCGCGTGGAGCCGGACCGGATCATTGATGAGCTGTTTCAGTTCCGCTTCCGGTACAACCCGCAGCTCTTCGTCATCGAGACCACGGCATACCAGCAGGCTCTCATCACTTTCCTGAGGAAGGCGATGGTGGAGCGGGGAATCCATTTCCCCATCAAGGAAGTCAAGCCGCGTCTCGCCAAAGACATTCGGCTCATGAGCCTCCAGCCCTTCTTCGTGGCCAACAAGATTTTTCTGAAGCGCCGTCACACGGAGCTGGAAGAGGAGCTGCTCGCGTTCCCGCGAGGCAAGCACGATGACCTTTTGGATGGGCTGCATAACGCGGCCTCCTTCGCGGTCCGCGCTGCCCCCAACCAAGATGCGATCACAACCAACTGGGAGTACTTCAGTGCCCCTAGCTGGAGGGTGCTATGAGGAAAAACAAGGAAGCCCAGCTCAGCGCGACACTCTACAACGAGTACCACAGCGCACGAGACGAGTGGGCCTCCGCCCAGGCCAAGGACCGAGACTACTACCTCAACAAGCAGTGGACCGAGGACGAGGCCACCACTGTCAAGGATCGGGGACAGGCTCCGCTTGTCGTGAACCGGATCTACCCGGTGGTCCAGCAGAAGCTGGCGCAGCTTGCCAGCCATAAGCCGGTCATCCGTGCGATGGCCGTGGAGGAGAGCGACTACAAGAAGGCCGAGATGTGGACGCTCATGCTGGAGTACATGCTCCAGCAGAGTGACTTCCAGCTCGTGGACCTGGACGTGAAGCGTAACCACATCGTTTCCGGTGTCGGTTACTACTACGCCTACATCGACAGCTACGCCGATGACGGCAAGGGCGAGGTCAAGGTCATCTCGCTCCCGCCTGACCTCGTGTATGTCGATCCCAACAGCCGGAAGGTGGATTACTCGGACGCGGATCACATCATGATCTCGCAGCTCTACACCTTCCAGCAAGCCCTCAACATGTTCCCGGACAAGCGCCGGAGTTTAAACAAGGCCAAGAACCAGCTCCTGGAGACCCAGGACTACTTTGGCACGGAGCTCCACTCCGATGACAACACGGTCCTACCCCAGGACGTGGACTACGTTTCGGGGCTGGCTGAGAAGCAGAGCAAAGTCCGGATCATCGAGCGATTCTCCAAGGTCCGGGTGCCCTACTACATCGCCATCAATCAGGGCATGGGCTTTTACGATGTGGTGGACCAGGCGAAGTACAATCAGTTCTTCGCTGAGGACGATGACTACGACACCACCAGGATCTACCGCACGCACATCGAGCGTGTGGTGACGGCGGGGGACTCGGTGCTCCTCGCCAAAGAGATCCTCCCCATCGAGGACTATCCGATCATCCCCAGCCCCAACGTGTGGGTGGGGACGCCCTATCCCATGAGCGATGTCCGCTACCTCCGTCCCATCCAGGACGAGATCAACAAGCGCCGATCCCTCCTCATCCTTAACGCCACGTCCGGCTCATCTTCCAAGTGGCTGGTAGAGGAGGGCTCTATCGAGGAGAAGGAGTGGGACCGTAAGGCTCATATCCCGGGTGCAAGGCTCCGCTACCGTGCGGGGTTTAACCCGCCTACGCCCATCTTCCCGGCTCCGCTTCCCGCCGCGATTGCTCAGCTTGAGGCTGAGGGGAAGCATGACCTCGACTACACGGCCGGGGTTTTCGGGGTCAGCCACGGCGACCCCCAGGACGCTCCCGAAACTTACGGAGCAACCCTGGCCCTGGAGGAGCACGCCAACCGGCGTGTCTCCGCCAATGTGGAAGTCTTCGCGCACGCGAAGAAGGTGCTGGGCCGCGTCCTCATCGGACTGGCTCAGGACGTTTACACGGTTCCCAAGTTCATCCGCGTGACGGGTGACGAAGGGACGGTGCAGGAAGTGGTGGTCAACGAGGGCCGCAATTTCCTGGATCAAGAGAAGTATGACGTAATCATCGAGTCCGGGCGCTTCGCGCCCACCAACCGGATTGCTCACGCTCAGTTCATGATGAACCTCTACGAGCGTGGCGCAATCGACAACTCCGCTCTGATCCAAGAGCTGGACATCCCCAACAAGGAAGACCTCCTCCAGCGCCTGGGGACCATCAATCAGCAGTCACAGACCATCCAGGCTCTCCAGCAGGAGCTGAAGAACGAGCAGGGTCTCAATCAGACCATGCGCCGTCAGCTTCAGCAGGCTGGGGTCAAGGGCGTGGTGGACGAAGTGCGCGTCCTGGAGAAGGGCGAGCTGCTTGAGACCAAGGCGAAGGAGGCGGTTGAGCGCAAGGAGCTGGACCTCGCTGAGAAGGAGGCCGAGCTGGAGCTTGAGCACGTTGTCCGGATGCACGAGCTGGAACTCAAAGCGGATCGACAAAACCGCACCCCTGACAAGGGAGCTGGCAACTAGCCACACCTCCGCAGGGCCGGGTGAGAGAAAAGGAGACAGACATGCCTGAGGACACCCCCCGAGGCTCCCAGGAATATGAAGCAACGGACGCTTATCTGAAGCGCACGGTCACGGCGAACTTCCCCGAGCCGGTTGGGGAACCGTCAAGTGAGCCTGCCTCTGATAGTGCCGTGGATCAGTCGGAGCCCGACAGCTTGCTGAGTGGCAAGTACAAGACTGAGGAGGCGCGAGATGAGGCGTACCGTCACGCACAAGCGGAGATGAACCGCTCCGTGCAAGAGGCGGCCCGACTCCGAGCTTCTGCTGAAAGGGCGGAAAGATTCCCGCTGCTTCTGGACGAGGCAGAGAACAACCCTGAATTCGCCGCTTACATCAAGCAGTGGATTGACGGAGGGGGACAGCAAACCGCTGCACCCGAGCCGGAGATCCCTGTGATTCAGGAGACGGACGAGTTTGGCGTCCCGACTGGCCAGGTCAAAATTGACCCCAACGCCATGCAGGATGTCATCGACGCTCGTGTCCGTGCGGCGACTCAGGAGGCTCTCTCTGCTCACCAGCAGCAGCAAAGTTTTCAGCAGCAGATCAACCAGCTCAAAGAGCGGGAGGGACTAACGGACACCGAAGTGCAGGACTTCATGCAGTCGGTGAACCGCCCCGTGACCGTTGAGGACATGTGGCACATCCACAACCGCGACAGGGCAGCCGCCCAGGCTGCGAATCGTGGACGCACGGAAGTCGCTGAGCGCATACGCCAGACACAGGCAAGGGGACCCGCCATCGGTGCTACCACCGGACAGGCGGAGCGTCCTAAGGCCCTGGATGAGCAGATGGCCGAGGACATCCTGGAAGTGGGCCGCAAGTCCCGACTGCAACGCGAGCTGGGGATCTAAAGAAGTAGGAGAAGATCCTCATGAGTATGGAAACCGACATCGGAAAATACGGTTCCGGTTTTTATGGGAGTGACCTCGATGGCCGCAGAATGGTCATCGACATGTCCAAGAAGATTCACATGCTTTCCCCGACTGACACGCCGTTTTACGTCCTTCTCGGACAGACCGCGAAGGAAACGGCGCAGAATCCCAAGTTTGAGTGGATGGAGGATGAGTACTTCACCCTCCGCACGGTGAAGTGCAAGTTCGGCGTCATCGCCGCGACTCACAGCTTCTCGTACCTCCGCTTTGACAGCCCGAATGACATCCAGGCTCTGGAAGCCGCGCCGTTTAAATCCACGGCTGCGGACTACATGCTGGATGGGTCCGAGGTCCTGGTCAAGCTGACCCTGGCCGAGCACACCCATGATACCGCTGCTGACGGTAGCGGTGACATCATGTGGGTCATTCTGGAGAAGAACGCGGTCAACAACGCCGGGACTTGGCGGTCCGTTTCCGCCAACGACTACGGCGGCACGCTGACCACGGACGCTACCGGGTACGTTATCCCGCTGGCGTGGCAGGACAGCTCTGAGACCATTGATAACCACGGCGTCACCTACTCTGCCCGGACGGGCACCATGGCGACTTCCGAGGCTATCTGTCTGGACCTTGAGAGCGGTGGAGCTGACGAGGGACTGTGGAGCACCGTCATCAACGCGGTGTCTTCCACTACCGTCATGGACGGCTTTGACAAGGCTGTCGGTTCCGCCACGGGCACGGAGTACGACTGCTACCTCCAGGTGTACACCCCGAACTTCCTCAACGAAGACGCCAGCTATGCCGCTGGTGGCTACTACGAGGGATCGGGCCTGCCCGAGGAAACCCGTAAGGGCGTCCGTCTGAGCAGCAACTACACTCAGATTTTTAAGACCCCTTACACCATCACCAACACGGCCATCTCCACGAGCTACATTGGCGGAGATGAGCTGGCCCGACTCCGAGCCAGGAAGGCGATCCAGCACAAGATCGACCTGGAGCAGGCGCTTCTGTTTAACGGGGCGAAGGCGATTGACGCCACCACCTCCGAGAGCCCGAAGCGCGTCACTGCTGGCCTTGGAATCGGAACCGCTCAGGCGGGATTCATCAAGAGCCACTCTGCTGGTCAGGCTACGGCCAACGCGACCAGCGGCACGGGGCTCTACTGCATCGGCGGCAAGGGCGATGCTTACGATGATTTTTACCCGGAGCTGATGGCCGCGCTGGAGAAAATCTTTGATGACTCCATCGTGGGCTCCGACACCAAGATGATGTTCTGCTCTCAGAAGTGGCTTGGTGCCTTCACGAAGTACAGCGGGACCAGCGCCACGGCTCCGTTCCCCAACGTGACTACCATGACGATGGGCGACCCTGAGGCCACCTTCGGCCTCCGGGTGATGAAGTACATGTCCCCCTACGGGGTCGTGAACGTCATCCCCACGCCCGTCCTTCGCGGTTTTTACGAGGACTACGCCGTGATCCTGGACTTCGCCAACATCTCGCTGAAGGTTCTGCCTGGACGTGACACGCACATCGTCACCAACGCGCAGGGTAACGATGAGGACGGACTCAAGGAGTACATCCTCACCGAGATGGGCCTGAAGGTCATGCACGAGCAGACCCACGGCATCCTCAAGCTGGTGAGCCCGTAAGGGACCGCCTTGATCGGGGGGCCTTGAGCCCCCCGGTCTCCTGAAAGGAGAGCAGAAATGCCTACCGCACGGAGTATCGCGGACAAGGTTCTGATTAACGAAGACGCCTTGACCAAGCGAGTCACCACGATGAGCGCCACGAATGTTGACGCTCAGAACAACACCATCACAGCCGCTCAGATTGCTGGCGGCCTCGTGGTCCACACGTCCGTCACGGGCGCGGGAACGGCTACCAGTGACACGGCAGCCAATCTTGTTGCCGCCCTGCTAGGCGCGAATGATGACTGCGTGGCCTGTTACTACGTCAACGATGGAGACCAGACCGTCACGTTTGCCGGGGGCACGGGCGTCACCGTGGCCGATGCCGGTCAGACCGTGGCTGAGAATGAGTCTGCCATCCTCATCTTCCGTAGGACCAGCGCGACGGCTGTTTCGCTCTACGTCTTCGGAGCCTAACCCTGAGACTGGGGGGCCATGTGCCCCCCAGCCCTTAAAGGAGGGCTATGCGTAGGAAGTACGCCGACACGGAGACTCTCCGCAACATGGGAACCACTCAGGTTCTGGATGCTGCGGGTGAATGGGCGACCTTTGACGTGTCCAAGGTGGATGGCTGGATTATCGGCGTGAAGATGGCGAAGAACGGCGGCACCAACGTCACCTACCAGCTTCATGGCTCTTGGGACGGCACTACGTCCACGGCGTCCAAACAGTCGATGCAGCTTGGCGTGTCCGCCTTGGACAACATGGACGTGGACTACGATGACGCAGGGAGCAACGTGGTCTGTGACGATGAAGTGCAGCGGTACTTCTTCTTCACCCGTGACGCCCTGTTTGAGTACAAGCCTGTCGCTTTCGCCCAGGGCTTCCACGTCTATTACGGAGCGCAAACAGGAGGCCCTGGCCAGACGCTGACATGCACCATCGTCCAGGCGTGGCGCAACCTGACCACATAGGAGGATCATGGCTGAGACTTTAACGGAATCCGTCCTCCTTGACGGCGTGGCTGCGAACCTCGACTTGGAGAGCACGGACTTAACGACAACGGTGGAGAGCGCCGTTAAGCAGTGGGCAATCGAGGGTCTGCACTTCCTTGCCCAGGTTGCGGCCGACTACGCAGTGGAGAGTTACCTGTCCACTACGGTTGCCGCCACCAATCCGATCACCTTCCCGAGCGATGCCCTCAAGGTCATCCGGGTGGTGACCAGTGACAATGACGAGGCGAAGTACGTCAAGCCGTCCAAGCTGACGGCGGTGAAAAACCTCTTCGCCGGAGGCACCAACAGCTACAAGGCCGGACAGCAGATTTGGTCTGTGGTCAACGGCAAGGTGGAGGTCTTCCGGCACTCCGGGAACATCACGGCGCACTACGTCCCGACTCAGAGCTGGGGCAGTACGCAGTGGTGCAAGCACGTTGAGACTGCGGTGGACTACTACTATCGCTGCATCAACACGCACTACGGAGACGCGACCTTTGAGCCCCAGGACGGGGAAAACTGGGAGCTTGTTTGGGGTGGACGCACCACCACGGAGCCCTCTGCCTGGACCTTGTGGGCGGCGGAAGAAGACTTCACCACGTCCTCCATCACCATCCCTACCGGGTGGACGGGTCTTGTTGTGGACTACGCCACGGTCAAGGCGAAGATGAAGGATGAGGAGAGTCAGCAGGCGCAACAGCTCTGGCAGATGTTCATGCAGGGGCTCGTGCGCTTCCGGGGCTTTGAGGATCTCAAGGCAACGGTAGGGGGTTAATCATGGCCTCGCTGACTACCGCCGAGCTGCTTGACGCAGTTTCGGCCCGGGTGGGCAAGACGCCGACTGAGTTTGGTCCCGTGCAATCGGACCTGGAAAACTGGGCGGTGGATGCGCTCATGTGGCTATTGCCGCTTGCCCCGGAGTCCGGGCTGGTCAGCGTGACGCAGACCGCCTCAAAGACTCCGCCCTTCACCATGCCCTCCACCTACATGAAGGTGCAGAGGGTCTCGGCCCTGGACGGGCGGCTGGCTCATTATGTCGCGCCGGAGCAATTCCTGAAACTCACCGGCTCCACTGGCACGGATACGGTGGATGACGGGGCGCAGGAGTGGTCTGCCAGGGAGGACTCCTACCTCCCCAATCCGAGCATCGTCAAGTATCCCGGCACCGGGGGGTCGATCTACGTTTGCAGGAAGACCCACACTTCTGACGATGCCTACAAGCCCGGCGACAACGCCGTGACATGGGGCGAGTATTGGTGGGGGCCTTTCGCCAACGATACCACCTACGACACCTGGGACACGGAGCAGTCCTACACAGGGCAGGGTCTCCATCAGGGGGTGGGTGGTCCCAGTCACAGGATATGGACTGAGATTGGTGGGACGGTCTCCGTCTATCGCAAGCTCTGTCCCTCCGAGACGTTTTACATCCACTACCTGGCAGTCCCGGCCTGGGGCGATGCGACCTACAAGCGCAACGATCCCAGTGGTGACGCCGCCACCTACTACCTCTACAGGATGCTTCGTCCTCATGTGTGCGCGGCCGACAACGAGCCGGGCGTGGGG